ATCTTCCCCTGCTTACGAGTAATATCCGCATTAAAGCGGAAGATCGTCTCATTCGCGCGCGAGTTCTCCGCATCCAGGCGAGCCTGGAAGCTTGGCCCAATAGCGTCAAACCGAGTTACTGCTCCAGAAATCTTTCCATTGGCAATCTGAGCTGCGGCATTAGCAGCACCCGCATCGCGTTGCTGCCTAGCATTCTTGTCGGCAGACTTTTTGCCCATTATCCCACCTAGAGCTCCAATAGTTAAAGCAAGAAAACCAAAAAGCGCAGCTACCTGGGAATCTTCAGGATCAACCCTGTTCGGGTCTGAATAAAAGATTGCAAGAGTAACCAACGAAACGGCTACAAGGATTTTCTCTAAAGGTCTCATTCGAACTCTACGTCCTCCGTTATAGATACAATTTGCATAGGATATGGATCAGTTTGTTGAACATAGTATTGAGAACGCCTACCACGATCTCCGTGAAAAGATAGTCTAACGTCCCCTGTATGAAGATCAGTACCGTTAAGAATGTCATCATTATTCTCAAAGTTCTCGGCAATCAATCCAGTTAGCTCCGATCCGTGGCTCATACTGAGCGTACTCTTCATTCGAACTATGATTCCCGAATGACGAACGATACGGCCCTGAGTTCCAGAATTACCGGAAACTCCTGTCGTACTGACAGGGAGGCTTCGAATACGAGAAGTGTAGCTGTAACCGATAATTACCTGAGATGCCGCAACACTTAAAGTGTAGTCCGTACCAGTGAAGCTAGTATCCTTGGCGATCAGTACTCCATCAGCTACAACTGTAATCGTCTCACCAGAATAATCCTCGAACTCAGACCATACGGTCTTGGGGGTATCAACTGAGCGAACAGTAGCCGAATCGAGATACATCATCTCAGTTCGATCTTCAGCCGTATCAGGCTCGTAGTTGAAAGAAACTCTTTCAATGTAACGAGCCAAACCTCGGCTGCTTATTAAGTAGAGCTGTTCTCTACCAGAAGACGTATCGTACAAAGAGGCAGTAGCTGCTACGGACCCCATTCCTTCAGTCACTGATGAAATAAAACCATCAGCGGAGATTATCTCGGCTAACTCGTCTACAACAGTACCTGCTAGCTCATCTACAAGCGTATCAGTAACGGCGGTTACCCCAGAACCTATTGTGTGTTTCGATAATCCGTAAACTGTGGCCCTAGAAGACCAGGAAGGAATAAGACTACAAAGCAACCCATCCGCGCGAGTAACCCAAATAATGGGGTTAGGCGCATTCTGGATCACAATGTCTGATATCTCCTGGCCAATCTGATTGAAAAGGTGGTTCGGAATTACGGAACCATCGTCTATGTCGTAGGACTTAGATTGATCTTGGTACTTTACTTGGTGAATCTGGCGACCAGATGCGTGAACTAAGAGTAGGATCACCCCAATCTGAACAGGTGGTATTATAGAACCAATCTCAGCCTGTTTACGAGGGTGTGCAGTAAATGCTGTGTAGACTCCTTCAGAAGAACTTATCATCCAAAGAGAGCCTTCCATTCCAACAAGGAGCTGAGAACCTGAGTATATCCAGCGAATCTTCGATAAACGAGGACCCCCTAAAGTCACACTGAATCCTGTCGTAGACAACACCTGATTATTAACCGTTACCGGACTGAAGTTAAAATACGAATCAATCTCCGAAGACCAAACAGTCTCTGGGTGAGTATGGGTTCCTCCGAAGATAAGACGCTGAGAAAAGATGGCTACCGCAGCAGGATAATTACCTGTGTAGAACGCACCTAGCTGCCAATCTTTCGAAACACCACCATTTCCCATGACAGCACCTTTCGTATAAGGAATAGGGCCATCAAACACTACTCTAGCTTTCGTAGTAGTGTTGCCGCCATCAGCCACAATCACACCAGTAAGAACAGTGTCGTTAATGATTATCTGAAGTGTTCGGCCTATATCGTTTCCAACGGAAACACCAGACACTTCGGACAAATCAAAGACCGCTACATCCGATTCGACATACGTATCATTAAGAATTCCAGAGGTAGTATCATAAGCTACCGCACTTACTCCGTCTACCTGATCGTACTCAACGAAGTCCGTCACGTCGAGCAAGACCCCAGGAGATGCTGCATACGTTACACTATCCACCTCAAAAACCGCAGAAGTAAGTCCTGTGGGAATCACTCCTTCGTTGTAGTAAAAGCCTGAGCCCGCAATATCCGTACCGATATAGGTTTCAATCTTAGCCCACTTAACCACAACACCCACACCATCATCCTCTATGTCAACAAATCGGATGTACGAACCTTCCAACTCCTTGCTGAATACAGCCTTATTCGTAGAAAGAGTTCTGAGTATACCAGCCCCCAAGTAAGAGAAAGTAGCCGAGGTCTGAAGCTCGATCAAAGCCGCTGGATCTAAGCCAGTAACTACCGACCTAACTGGCTTCACAATAGCCCGAGTAACTTCAGACCCGTCTTGCTCGACAAATTCAGCAAGGATGTACTCCCCATTATGTTTATAGGAGATGTGGTCCCCAGGGTTATAAGTAGAAAAATTTGCTGACTTGATGTAAAGGCTTACCTCATAATCGTAGTCTGTAAGCGTTAGCTGAATATCCGAGTTAACAACATCCTTCGGGTTAAGTGGAGCTACTTTAAAATCAATAGCTGAGTACTGCCACGCGTCAGAAGCATCCTTGTACAAAATCGCAGGTGGGTGCTCAGGATGAGTAAGGTAAATTGTATCGCCTGAAAAAGTGTAGCGTATCTCTGGAATCTCTGCTTCGGAGTAAGCCGACAATGTACCCGCGACAGCACTTACCGTAATCGTTCGGACAGGGTCTGGAGTAGGGTGGGAACCTGCACCGGACTCAATAGTTTGCCAATGCTCCCAAGCGAAAGGCGAGACAAACCCATAAAGAGTAGTCGTTACAGCAGAACCAGACGAAGTGTCGACATGACTAAAGGAGCCCCAAGGTTTAGTCGATGGGGAGTTATCTAAATAATAGTTAAGTTCGTAGTACTCAGTTGCCGAAACGTACCTACGATACCACTCCTGATCGGCTACCGTATTGTAGTAGTTGTAAACTCCGTTGGCATAATAAATAGTAGAACCTGTTTGTCCAACTCCTGAACCCGTAACTGTAACGGTCTTAGCTGTGACAGCATCAGTAAAACCAGATCCCGCACCAGAGACTAAACCAGGATCTGCCGGAACACCATAGCCCTGAGGCTCAATTACGCGGATAGACCCGTCAGTAAATTCGAGAAGTACCCCCTGACCCAAAACGGGATCGAGCGGAATTATCCGTGTAGACCCAGTAAAGGAATTCGCAGAAATCAATCGCTCCGTCCCAGGGCGATTCATTATCGGCCCCTCTACACGAGGGATAGTATTATAAGCCTCCTCTAAACTAGAGGAGTAAATTGGGTCGTCTGTACGACCAGTTTTTAATGGAGGAAGCTCCCCTCCAGAAAAATCAAATTGTGTTAAGGATGTCTTCCTAGCCATTACTGCATTGAAGGGTAAGGGGCTCCAGTAGCTCCAGCGAGAAGCCTTTCGGAAAGCCAATCGCTAGCTTGAAGTGTTCTGGAAGAATCTTGCTGAGCATCGAAGCTCTTAGCCAAGCGCCATGCGGTAAAGTACTCGGAGTTTAAGCGATCTACTTCATCAGCTGCACCAAGGAATCGAGCCAGCTTACTCGCAAGATAAAGGGAAACCGCATCAGCTAGAGTATCGTCCATAGACACCTCATCTAAATATTTAGTGTATGCTATGTAAATTGTATCCGAATTTCCAACAATCACGCCACTCTTGTAGTCTGACTGCTCCAACTGGCCGTTAATATCCAAAACCATTTTAAGGCGGATCATATCAGTCGGCGGAGTAAAGTTACGGACATAACCGTAAACAGGGGCTTCGTAATAAATGTTGGGAGAACCAGCCGTCTTCAAATAAAGATTTGCCGTTGTACCCAAGTAAGAGTTAGCACCCCCTAACGTGATCGAATACTTAGTATCCGCTGCGGTTTCCGTGATCGTAGTCGCTTCAATCTTAACGGCAGCTTCCGCATCCTTCCAATGGTAGCTTCGGAGAACATGGTTCTTACAGGCCTCGTATCTAGTCGATACTACCTTGGCCCCCTTCGTTAAAAGATTGTCGTACTCAGTCTGAGTAACAGGAGATTCCCCCACCTCAATAAGAGCGTTATTTGCGATTCCCAGTATAGTTGCCATAACAAAAAAAAGACCTTCAGCCCCTTGATGGAGCTGAAGGTCGTAAAAAGCAAGACGTAAACCGATTACGTGTTGTCGACGTAGTAAATACTACCCTTCAGAATCTTGGTTGTAGCCAAGGTACCTGAAGCAGGCTTCCAGATAATATACTCTGGTTCCGTTGCGGCTACTGCGAGATTCGTAGCATTCGGTGCGCTTTGAACAACGCCAGTAGTGGCGATGACTCCAGCGAGAATGTTCGTAACCGTATCAACAGGGAGCGACACAGGTGTCGTTCCGATGTTGACCGTGGTAACGGTCGAATCTGTTAGTAGATCCATACGCAAAATCGTAATGGATTTGTCCACCTGTGCTAAGATAATCGGTAGAGATGTGGTCACTGCCCCATCTGCTACGTGATTTACCTCAATTCTGCGAACGCGTGCGCCGAATTCATTCGGGTCCATGAACTTATCGTCGGTAGATACCGAGATTCGTGCAAGGGACGAACTCTTCAAAGCGGTGCTAAATACAATTGCTGCCATAATAAATGTCTCCTTTGGTTAAGATTAAGAATCAAGGCAATTGATCCGGCAAGTAGATTCACCCCACATACGGACTGCGTCCATACCTACGAAGAGGTACATGTAAGGGATGTTCCGTTTCGCAGTGTCGCGCCACATATCGAACGTCAGATTCTTGGAGTACCCAACAATCATGGAGTTCTTTTTAGCGACGATGCACTGACGTGGGTCAGATGCCGTTCCAGAACCAAGCAAACGCTCAGAACGACGGAAGCGGAAATTCATAAACGTAGTCGCAGAACCCTCAGCGAGAGCCTTACGAGTAGCGTAGTCTGAATTGATTACCTCATCGATTGCGAGAAGCTGACGTGCTTGGTCGGAAGTAATCCAACAATCAAGAACCTCGTCTTCCGACACAGCTTCCAAACGCTCCATTGTGAAACGAGCGGCCTTAAGCTTATTAAGAGTGATGCCCGAGTCTGTACCAGTTGTGGTATAGTCGAACGAACAATCGATATCGATGCCTTCTACGTCACCAGCGGTAAGTGTGTACTTACCTGCGGTCGTAATTGGCCGAGCGTTTCCAGAAGAAAGCGCTCCAACGGTAATCTTGTCTGTGGTAGAACCTACGAAAGATACCGTGGATTCACCCTTTTTACCAACATTCGCAACATCAAAGATACGGTTGATTACGATGTCGTCCATCTTGCGATGAGCGGCTGCTCGCAATGCTGTAACGTAAGCATTTGAAGGATCTTCCGCTAAACGGAAAAGATCTTTTGGCTCCATGTACTTACCTTGTTCGAAATCCCGAAGACCCAAACGGCGTCTATCGTGAGAGATTTCAGACTGAGGATTGTCATGATACCGTGTGTTTACCTCTACGAGTTCGTCGGCCAAGCCGATCCGGTCGTAGTACTCGAATTCGCCAGCTTGTGACTGAATATCGAAGTAGTTTGCTAGTTTCGTGTCGAACTGCTGGAACTGCTGCATGAAACCAGATTTGTACATTTGAATGTACGAGGTTTCGATAGCATTAGAACCTGTTCCGCCGACGCTTGAGATGCCTGCCATAATAGTTTCCTTTTTTTAAGTTAATGAAGAACTGTGTTTGTTTCAGTCAGCTACCCCTTAAAAAGGACTTCCTTTGCAGAACGATGCCAGCGGCCAAAAGGCGTTATCAGGACTTCAGAAGCTACCCCAATAACGCCATCGAATGTAAAATCCCGACAAGGTCAAGCATTTTTTATCCCATAGGATAAGCCTGTTTGTACAAACTAGCTCGCTTGTCGCGAAGAGTTTCCGAGGAATCATGGTCTAATTGCCCATTTAACAGATCCTTGTAACCACTAGAACCTTCCAACTCCTGGATCGCTCGAAGAGCTTGAGCTGGTTCGTAAATGTCATTGCCTCCGACGTTGCCGCCACGGACTCGATCATCTGACAAGCTCTTGCCGAAGTCGGCAAACATCCTGATAAACTCTGGGTCGTTAAGCAACGACTCGGGAACTTTAGCCTGAAGAGTCTCGGGAACCAATCGGCTGTAAGCATCCTGGGCCAGATCCATCGTGGGTTTATAATCGTGACCCAGTTCATCAGCAAACTTAGCCATAGATTCACGCATTACTGATTGATCTTCCTCCAAGTTAGCCAAAGAAGCTTCGTTATCTGCCAAAAGAAAATCGCGAAGAGCGCCTTCAGCTTGATCCTGAGTAAGCCCGTTAGTATGAGAAAGATTACGAAAGGCTTCCATTATCCCTTCAGGAACATCCGACTCAACAGGATTTCCCGATTCGTCGTTACCTAAAGCTATCTTATCCGAAAAGGAGTAATCCACAGCATCTTTGGGAACACCTAGGTGCTCCTGCCGCCAAGTCGACTGCTCTTCAGCGGTAGCCCCTGGCTTCAAAGATGGGATTCGATCCACCCCAACCATTTTCTGCGCATGGATAGCTTGCTTAGCTAACGCATTAAGCGCGTCGTTCGTGTTTTCTGCGTTGATGTTCTGGATGGTAGGGTCGTTTCGGAATTCCGATTCGAGTATATCCTTCCAACCAGAAGTTGGTGCTAGGCTACCAGCAGCTCCGTCGTTGGCGGACGCAGGTGCGCTGCCCCCCAAACCCGAAGGGTCCTGACCTGTTGTTTCTTCACTCATATGATGTTTGCTTCGTGTGTCTGTTTTCGTGACGTGCTATGGCCGCTTCCCTAATTTGGTCGGGGGTCATAGCTAGATTCTTCAAAATTCCATGTACGAATCGTTGAAGCTCGTCCTTACGGATCCTAGCTTCCTCGTTCGGGGAATGCTGCCAGGAGGTTATACCCGCCGCAGCCATCCAATGCTCCACAAGTTTCAACCCATCAGGGTTGTCCAAGACCGATACGGTCAATTCTTGGGGAGTAGTTACCAGTCCCTCTTCAGTTTCTTCTTTCGACATAAGCTACGCACCGAGGCCCATGCTCTGGGCTCCAGCTACATCCTTCAACGCTCCGGCAATCTGACCAGTCTGTTCGACCTGAGCCTGGGAGTTCGCCGCTTCTTCGCGCTTCTTCTTCTCCGCAGCAAGAGCCGCAGGGGAAAGAAGTACCGAAGGAGTGACATCGCGCAAGACCGCAAGGACTTGTCCCAATGCTGGCATATCCACACCTTCGAGGATTCTCGGATCCAATGCTTGCAAAGGTGCAGTATCAGCCAGGTAACGTGTAATGTTGTCTGCCTTCGTTGCCATCTGAGCCTTGGCCGCTGGGGATGTGTAAATTATATCAAGCTCCACGTCAGGAAATCCTTCGGGCTTCGGAGGAAGTTCGTTTGCTCGTGCTAAGTAAAAAAAAGTGTTCTTGATCGTCGGAGAGAAGTGATCGCTCTCCAAACGGCCAGTAATCGAAGAAAGCTGCTTCAACATCTCAGTCCGGTCATCGTTGATTTCCATCACGCTCTGACGCTCCTTCTTCTTGTCGCGAAGCAACCAATCAACATGGAAGCTCTTCGCAATCTGGTCACGCTTCTGATTCATGATCTCCAACGTAATACCGAAGTTCCCGCCACCCAGCAAGGGTACCGGATCAGCCGTACCTGGGGTACGGAACAGTATAGAAGCTGGTTGGTAACTGATCGGAAGCATGAAACCATCATCATCCAAAACAAGCGGTGGGCGATTAGCCAACTGAGCTGCCTGGATCAATTCCTTGTACATGATGTTCAGTAACCGAATATCAGGCAAGGCAGTCAGCCCTGGGCCGCGACCATACACTTCGCCAGACATTGTAGTCCAACGAGGTACTTGGTAGGGGAAAGTATCGTAACCACTATTAGACAACTCCAACTTCTGGTCGTCAATGAAGTGGACCGATTTGAACTTCTTGTCCAACTTCCCACCAAAATCACTATTCGGACGAACCGCATGAGTAACGATGTACTCATGGTCCTCGGGAGCCGCGTCGACCTGGTCAGTCATGTCAGCATCAGGAAATTCCTGAAGCAATTGACGCTTCGTCATCTCAAAATCACGGAATACCGTGTCGACCATACCATTGTACCCCTCGTCAATCGAGACGGTAGAAAGAGCGTAGCTGCGAAAACTCATCGTCTTCGTCTTTGGATCCCAGTTGCCATACTGAATACCAGTACCAAAAGCGCACAAATCTAAAAATACCTCCTTCAAGGTCTGCTGGAACCGAGTTACCGGATTCGAAAACTCTTGGTACATCCGATCCGCTACAGCTTCCAACCATTCACGAGCCTCATAAGGAAGCTTGTCCATCGGTACACCACGCAACCCCAAAGAAAACCAACGCGAAGTCGAGTCAGTCATGTGAGAATACAAGCCAGAAGCCAATTGCTCCAACGCCCAAGGTGCTGTAGAATCATAGATCGAGTCGGAAAGCTGGTTGCCCCGTTCGCCTCGGTGAGTCGTGCGAGCCTGGAAACTCGGAACATTCGGGCGCAAGTGCTTCCGCACCGATTCCCAATTGGTCTGCCAGTTCGAGCGGCGAGTCTGAGCCCTAGAATAGGCTTCACTCATTTCATTAGAAACTTTTTTGGATCGGACTGTTGCCATTATTCTGGGCGAGTAGCTTGAAAGGATTCACGGCGACTAGAACCAGTCGCCTTTGGTGCGTTGGATAATCCAGTCGTTGTTGTGGCTCGGCCCCTAGAAAAGCCTAAACCTAGATTTGGATTAATACCTGTATTCGCGGAAAGTGTTCTAGCCGTAAGATCCCGAGCAGCTTTGTTCGCTCGCTCAGCTTCAGTATCTGAAACCGTACCACGGTCAATAGTAGCCTGGGTGATTTGATCGAATAACGCGCCCATCTTAGTCTGCTGGTCAGTCAATAACTGATCAAACTTAACATTACGCTCGCGCTCAGCATCCAATAAAAAGCCTAACTGAGTCTTCTGGTCAACACCCTGCTTGGAAATTTCACGGAGGATCTGATCGGTTTGCCCACCTATCTTCCCACCTGCGCTCGGATTTGCACCAAAACTATAGTCACTTGATTGGTACATTCCAGGCTGGTAAGTACTGCCGCTGGAACCGGAACTATCGTTGTTCTCGTCTAAGTAATGTTCGGGCATCGAAACAACAAGACTCAATCAAGACGTTTTATCAAGAGAAAATGTCGTACTCCGTCTGAGCGTACATCTCAGCCCTAGTCTTGGGCTTGTTATTACGACGCTGCCCCCAGACCAAGGTGCGGAACGCATCGGCTGGATGACTAGCCCAATCATGCTCCGGTCGACTAGCATATGTGTTCTTCGCCTCGTCCCACTTCTTCGTGTAACTCTTCAACGCGTTCACCCCAGCCTTGCATGGTACGTAGTTAAACCAGCACTTCGGCAAAAAGTTACGGACGGCCTCAATACCGTCCTCCAATAAATGTCGCTGGACAGGACGGAAACGAATACCCATTTCCCGTGCAGTCTCTAAACGGCTCTTCCCCGTACTCAACTCACGTACAGCAATATCATGCGGAGCCAAATGCTCCTTGAATGTCACGTTGTGCTCGTTCGACCACTTGTGTAGCCAACGAATGTAATGACTCAACCCCTCGTCAGAGTTCTCGTAGTAACCCACTATACGTATCTCACCGCTCCTGGTCTCCTGGCTTAGCCAGATACACATCTTGTCGTGGATACCCAGATCCCAAGCTGTCGTTACAGGCAATGCCGTCTCAATCGGAATGTCAATTAGCCGCTTATGTTTGTGTAAATACTTGAATTGGCTTTGATAGTAAGCACCCTGCAAAGGAACGGTGAAACTCGTAAATGCCTCCTGGCGAAATAAGGAATCATCCTTCAATTCAGCCTTTAACTTCAGCAACGCCTCCTTCGACATCACCTTACAGTCAGCCGCTGTCAAATGGCTGTGATACCAACCCTTTGTCGTCTTGGCCTCGTTCAATTTGTCCAAACCGTGGTTTGCCCCACGAGGAGTGTAACCCCAAATCGCCCAACCACCATTCTCTGCCAAAATCGGACTCG